GAAATGGTCAGGTGCAATCGCTGACACAGCAGTAAGTGTATTAGCACTACTAATCGTATTAGAAGTGTTACTCAAAGGCGCAGCATTACCTTTCTTACCAGCAGTAGACGTTATTGGTAACGTTACTTCAATCGTCAAAACACTAGGTGGTGAAGGTGTTGTTGGTTTAGTGGCAGTATGGGTACTGTATTCTATTTGGAAGAACAAATAAGTTCTTTTTGGATGTAAACAAAGCGTGAGTATTCATTTATTCACGCTTTTTTATTGGTTCCGTTTTAAGATGTCTACGACATCTGCTTTATCGCTTGCGCTCTAAAGCCTTTTCTTTTCTACCTTATAAACATTAGATTTAAGTTGAACTACTGTATGCTTTTGCTGCATTATCCAGATGCAAGTCACAATTTACCTATCCGAGGCAAATTGCAACCAAGCACATTATCCGAGTGCGGAGGCACACTAACTAAAAGAGATTGTTTTCATTAACACGGAGGCGGTCAGCCGGTACCCCCTACTCTAGATTTTTCTGGCGGTAGCTCATACAGCCGTAGTTAGCCAACTGTAGTTTTGCTCCTGGGTCGGTTTGTTTCGGAGCCCAGATCATTTGGTTTTTACACCTAATCGATTGCCGTGCCGTCATGTGAATAGTCTTGTCTATTCGTTCCACCAGCGGCCATAACGCGAGCTGGATCTCCTCATGACACAGTATTAAACTGCGATAGTGGCTATTTTGTAAATTTTACGTCTTTAACGGAATTTTTACCTAGTTTGATCTGTATGATGCCGTTGTAGTTGTCTTCTCTCAACAGCACGCCTTCAGTAAATTGGTAATAGGCTTCCATGTAATTAGTTTCGCCACGTGTCTTACACAAGTGTATGATTTCGCGTGTGAACTTATCCTTGCCTAGTGTGTCAATGTCTGCTTGTAATCTAGGACTACTGCCCCAGTATTCTTTCCAATCAGTTTCAACTGTTTCCCTGCGCTTGTTTTTCTTGCCTTTTAGAGGTGGTCTCTTTTTGACTGTAGTAAAGTATTTTCGGCCTACATAATCGTAGCCATTTGTGATATTAGTTATTCTGTAGATAAAGCCATAGTTGTCGAGAATATCCTCAGAATCAAAAATGTTTCCATTATAACGCCAAGGATATTCATATGACATAGTGTTATTTATTTTGCAGCCTTGGCAGCATTTTTCTTCTCTTGGATTTCAGCACGACGAGCTTTTGACAACTTGCCTAAATCACCTAATGCGCCGCGAGCACGTGTGCCTGCCGCACCTACGCCCTTGCCTTCAAATTTTTCATTTTCTGCTAGATATGCTTCATATGCTGCTACGATTTGTTCATGTGTTGTTGCCATTTTATTTTCCTTTTTAAAAATTATACTGCCAATCTTGCCTGTTTACGAGCGATTTCTCTTGAGATTTTTGCTCGATCTTTTTTACGTTGTGTTTTATCAATCAATGCTGTTAATTGTGTAATATTTAAAGGACGTAATCTCGGTTTACCACTTTTATATTGTAAGGGATGATTATGCCTTTTACTTGGGTGAACTCTTGCTGTTGGTCCTGCCATTTTAATTTTTCCTTGTTGGATTAACTAAAGTATATATTTAAATTAAAATTTTTTATCTTAATCTTGAAATTCTATTGATCTTTGCCATTGATTAGTAAAACTAGTTCCTATTTCATTTTTAGTACAATTATCAGCACATATTTGAATTGGATTGTTAGTATCCCATGAATCTCTTATATCAGAAAACTTTTCTAGTGTAGCTGATGGTAAATGTCCTAACCAACAGCATGGATGAATTATACCCTTGCTTGATATATAAAGACTTTGTTCGCCCAACGCCTGACAATGGATATTACCTTTGCTTACTACTGGATCACGCCAAGTTTTTGGGGGACGTAAAAAGTCTACCGGACGGGTATCGAATCTCTTGCTGACTTTAGCTCTGAACCATTTAAATCCCATATTTTTTGCTAGTCTTTCTGCTTGATCAACTTGATGCTCATTATAATCGAATACTAACATTTCCCAATGGGCTCGACCACCTGCAGATATAAACGCCTGGACATTAGACATGACTTTATTCCAATCAACATTTATTCTATAGATGTGGTTGGTATCAGATAATCCGTCGATACTGAATATTACATATTCCTGTGGATATTGTTTGGGCTGATACATAATCTCTGCCAATTCTTTCCACCAATCATTGTTACGTAATCCACCATTGGTATTCATACCTAGGATTATTGTGGGATTAATAGATCTAAAATATCGATATATGTCCAAGGTATGTTTGCCAGCTGCAGGATCACCATAATCCCCACACATGTACATCTTATCTAAACCACGGATAGTAACTTCATCAACTACATTTTTTATCTGCTCTACTGTTAAATGGTGCAGATTAGTTTTATCGAAAGTCAAATCAGTTTCCCTAGAACACTGAGGACAAGCCGCATTACAGGCATCTGTGGGTTCGATATGTAGTGTACGAACATTTTGATCAGCTAATTTCAACATCGGTATTATAGCTAGTAAAGCCGTTTTCTTTAACAACGGTTAAAACATTATTTACACGACCACCCAGTTCATCTCTATGAGAAACGAGCCAAATTGATTTGTGCGCATCACGGCTCATCTTCTTAAGGATAGCCATAGCGTTCTCTACGCCTGACGCATCCATGCCCGAATCAATCAATTCATCAATAAACAATAAGTTGATTGGTTGATACAGGCTTTCCCACACATCACGGAATGCCCATGACAGTGAAAGTATAAGTCTATTACGCTCACCACGAGACAAGTTGTCAAAGTCTAGTTCACGGCCTAGTTCAGTGATGTTGACGCTGAGGTCATTCATAAACACCACAGTATGGGGTAAGCCAATACGGTCAAGATATTGGCTTAGTCGAGCGTTCAAGTAGCTCAAGTTTTGATCGATGATACGTTTACGTATGTAACTGTCTTTGTTGGTTAATAGTTTGTATAAGAACTCTTGATGTTCTTTGACGCGAACAAGTTCATTCATAACACTGTAGTCAAATTCAGCTAAAGCTGTCTGACGCATTTCTTCAATCTGTTCCTTATAAGGATCTTCTTCTACAGATTTAGTTTCGATCTGCGTTTGTAAACTGGCTAATGAACTACGATGATGGATAGCATCTTCTTCTTTGTCATAATAGACTTTTGGTTGGACATCCAGCTCGCCAATTTCTTTCAGTGCACCTGTTAGTTCTATCCATTGCCCATTGGTAGTTAGATATTGTTGTGCAGCTTCTTGTAGAGCTGTTTCTTTACCAGCTAGGACTTCTTCATGTTTTTCGTCATGTAGATCCTGTCCACAAGCATAACACTTGTGCGCTTTGAGATCTTCTATCTCTTCTTTTAATTTTGTGATAGTCTTTTCTTCTCTGCTTTGATCCTGTTCAGCACGTGCTATAGCTTTGTTTAGTTCTGCGATGTCTCTGCGCTTTTGATCATACGCAGACAGTTCTTTGTGTGCAGCGATTTCGGCATCGATATCTACATCTTGCACTGCTTTGATCTTGAACTCTTCCTGTTGAATGGCGTCCTTTGTAGCCTTACTCTGCTCTTTAAGTGCTTCTGCTTTCTCACTTAATAAGGTAATACCTAACAGTTGTTCAATGATAGTACGTTGATCATTGGGTTTCAGTGCAAGAAAAGGTTCAGTATAGGTATTCAATGCCACGATGTGTTTGAACATGTCGTGGCTCATACCCAGCAGGCGTTCAATTTCCTGTTGCGTTTCACGGCTGTCACCTTGGCTGTTATCGTCTTTGGCTTCTTGTTCTTGATCACCTATGTAGAATTTTAATACATTAGGTTTACGTCCACGCTCAATCTTATAGTCAACCCCATTAACCTCAAAGTCAATAGTGACTAGCATAGCTTTTTGATTGGTCTTGTTAACTAAATTATCTTTACGTATGTTAGTCAAGGCCTGTCCATACAGGGCATAGCTTAGGGCATTAATGATAGTGGTCTTACCTGTGCCATTACGTGCACCAGTATCATCACCACCTAAGTCAATATTTTCACCCAAGACAAGTGTTAGATCCTTGCGGTCAAAGTTAACAGCCTGGGTGCTATTGCCCACGCTCATAAAGTTTTTAACTGTGAGGTATTTTATTTTGAACATATTAGATATCGTAAAAATTTATCACTTGATCAAAGAAATCAAGTTCGTTAGTAAACACATTAAGAGTTTTAGCTTTTAAAATTTGTCCATCATTTATATTATACAGGAAAATAAAATTATTAATAGTATCTACTAATAAATTATCTAAAAAATTTGCTCTATTAACTGATGGATAATGCCAAAATTCTGTTTGCTCTGCTTGTAAAAATGGAACCATAGATGTTTGGGTTTTAAACTGTTGTATAGCTTCTGCAACTTCAGGCATGTTATAATCATCTATAGCTAAAACCCCAGTTGGACTTAACAGATCTTTGGTATTGATTAAATCAGTTAATGCGCCGTTATAAGAATGATCGCCATCTATTAATATAAAATCATATTTCCCATTGAAATTAAAATTGTGGCTTGATTGTTGATAAAAAGTAGTACGGTCTAGGTAATCTTTCCAAATGGTTTTAAATAAATCGAGACGCAACTGTATATCTATGCCAGTATAGGATTTAACGTTAGCTGATGATTCTAACATCAACCCAGTCGTTAGGCCCTGATAAACGCCAATTTCTAAAATATTTGAAAAATTATATTCTTGGAATAATTTCCAATAAATTACTGCATCAACGGTTGATCGCATCGACGAATTACCGATAATACTGTCAAATTCTTTATAATGTTTCCAAAATAGCGTATCTTTAAATTTATCCATTGACCACATATTTCCTTAAATTTATATATTCAGGGAACACAGTTTCAAAATTTTCATTTCTGTGTTGATCTTGAAGATCGTTAATTTTAAAAAACTCACGTAGCAAATGGCTTTGATCTTCGCTATTCATAAATTGTAACACATCGTTCCAGGCAGAAACAAGATTATCAGTATCATCGATTGACATTAACCAATTAATATGTTGAGTTACGTATTCTGTGGCTAATTTCTTATAACCTGCGGGTAAAATTTTTAAATTTAGATATGCGGGTTGCATTAAAATATTATCAACTGATATTTTAGACGCTGGTAAATTCAAGATCATAAGTGTCTATAGATATCTAATAATAAATTTGGATCGTAATGATCGCTATTGATGTTGGTTAGGTTATTGGTAACGATAGTGTCAATGCTTTCAAATTGTATATTACCTAATACGATATCCTGACCGATATCCATGTTCTTCACAGGTAGTAATGTTAACTCACGTAGATTGTATGTACCAACAAATGTTTCTTTGATAAATGTGGCTTCTTCGTAGGTAATGTCGATATCTAGATTGACACGACAGTGCATGTTTGATAATAATAGAGTTTCTGGGGTCTTGAGCACATCACTAAGGTTATACACACGATAGCGAGGTTGGTCCGGCCAAGTGTGATATTCTGGTTCCTTGCCCCACTCAACAATCATCATGCCACGAGCGTCATCTCCTGCATCCGCATAGTTGTGTGGGAAACAGTTGCCTAAGTAGACGATGTTGCTACGTTCTTGACGCTTATGGAAGTGTCCACTAAACACCCGCTCAAATCCTTGGAAAGCGTCTGCTTGTATTTCTCCAGTATCAGGCATGGCTACCATAGCATTCATGTAGAAGTGCGGTAGTTCAAAATGTCCGAAGCAGTATTTGCCTTGTAATTTCTTTACACGTTTGTGATCGTCACCAACCAGCCACGGAGCGATGACAACATCACCTTCACTAAACCAATCATTGACGATTTTTACATTAGGTAAATGTTTAGCCCATTCTACTGACTGTATGTCGCGCTTGTCTCTATAGTATAGATCGTGATTGCCAGGAATAAAGTAAACTACATCAAAGGCATCGTTCAACATTTCTAATGCTCTAAGACTGTAATTTAGTGTAACGATATTAATCGCCGCTCGATTATTATGCCAGTCACCAGTAAAGAAGCAGGTTTCGCAACCTTGCTCTTTGGCAGTATTAATAAACCATTTGATGAAATTTTCACAATCGTCATTGTGTGTGGAACTGTTAGACTTTAATCCAAAATGTATGTCCGTGCAAACAGCTGCTTTTTTAAATAGATTAGCCATGATTATAGTATATGAGAGTTAATGTTAAAAAGCAAATCAAATATTGCCGATTATTCTTCGTAATGTCCACCGCCAGCACCCCATTCACCTTGGCGAGTGTAACTGGGATTATAGTTGTTCATCTCTAGGATGTCATCACGGATATTTTGATTACGTTTTTCAATGTTCAGCACGCGAGTAAAACTATTGGTAATAGCCGCAGTGTAGTAAGCAAAAGGATTTTGGCTTTTTGACTCATCAAACTGTAGACCAATTTGGCTCAACTGTAGTAGGGCTTGGCTACGCATTTCATCATTGTAGGTGTAACCACGCCAGTTTGATCTTGTAGCATAACGTTCACATAGTTTGATAAACATGTGTGCTAGTTTAGCAGTCATAGTGCCGTGATCTTTTGAGAATTTACCTTTTTCAACTCCACCTTTCCAGTGGCTTTTACCTACACAAATAGGCACACCCTCTGCGTCTACCTTGTAGTGTTGAAACGGAGGAAAATTGACCTTGGTATATTTGGTAGCACCTTTAACTACCACAGGTTCATCATACTCAGTTTCAAAGTTGTCCTCGTCAGCATCATACTCTTCCTGTGCCTTGGCATCGGCTTTTTTCTGTTTGGCTTCGTCGATTGGTATGTGTTCCCAGGTCATCACACGGAAAACCACGTCTGTCTGTGGAATATCCTTGACAGGAGTCAGATATTCGTCTAGCTTTTTCTTAACACCATTGAGTAAATC